ACAGTGTGCGGTAGATGAACCTTCCCATCCAATAGTCGCTAAAGTTATAGCCGACAATAACGTTGGATCTTCAACAGAAGAACTTGAGAAGTTCTTTAAGTTTCAAGGCGTAAATAACGTGGCGGAATATCTTAACTCCACACCATCTATAGCTGAATTTATATACCAAAAAATCAAGGAGCTACATTGAAAGTCGTTGGTATCAATGGAAAAGAATATACTTGGAATTTAACAGGCTACGATGTATTCAATGATGACAAACGCAAAAGATCAAAGTTTCATATAAGAGCCAGAGTATTACTGAAAGAATTATTCAATAGCTATAGAATACTTGAAGAAGTAAAACTGCCGGGAAGCACAGAACTTCATAGAAAATCTGTACTGTACCTTGACTTTTACATACCTTCGATTAAACTAGCCATAGAGGTTCATGGTCAACAGCATTACGAGTTTTGTCCATTCTTCCACAAAAGTAAAGCAGATTTTCTCAAAGGCCAAACTAGAGATGATGATAAAATAGAGTGGTGCAGACTTAACGATATCAGATTAGTAACTCTTAAATACACAGAAAGCGACGATGAGTGGCGACAAAGAATTAAAAGCGTCTGAAAAACTAGCAGAACATATTGAAGCAATAAATGACTACATAAATAGTAGTAATACAAAATTCTCCTCGTTTAGAGAGGAATATTTATTAGTCTCTGATTTATCATCTGATCAACTTAAAAGACTTACTCAGCAAGAACTATTTGATGCCGCGTATCTTATTTATGGTTATGCAACCTATATTCAAGATGAAATCAATAAGAATAAGGTAGCACTGAGTTGGTGTCATGATCAAATGGAAAAACTAATAGTCAAGCACAGTCAGGATTTTGGTCAATATACCAAGCATGAATCCAAAAAGTATATTCTTTCACAGAACAATTCATATGCTTCATCTTTAGAAAACATGCGGGAAGTAGCAGAAGCTAGACTGCAATCTCTTGATGGCAAAGTTTATGAACTAAAAAGAAAAGCGGACATATTACTTGAGAGGGGCAAACGACAATGAGTGACTTTGATGCATTTATCTCTTCCCTATCGGAAGAACAAAAGACAGCACTGCTTAATATTCTAACATCTACTAAAAATGACACACCCGCCAAGTCGGCACCAAAAAGGGCTGTCAAGAAAACCAAGAAAAATAAAAGCACTAAACCATCTGAATCTACAGAATCCGCCGATGTAGATTCTGATTTCACAATGAAGAGGGCGGAAAGTTCCAATAATCGGAGAAGAGAACCCGTGAAGGCTAAAAAGAATCAATGGGTAGACGAGGGTGAATTCAAAGACTTTGATACAAAGTATGGAGAAAGAACACCACGAAATAGACCCGCACCTAAGAAGGTGGATGTAGATTGTTCGGTTTGTGGAAGATCATTTAAGGTAGATCCGCGTTATGTCTATGGAGAATATCACCGCTGTAGCAGGTGTGCAGGAAAGTAATATATGGAAACAAAACTAACCGATATTGGATCAGAACGTGCAGTTCTGGCTGGAGTACTACAGCATGGCATAGATGGATATGTTGCTATATCTGATATTATCAACAGCGAAAGCTTTGGTCATGTCAATAATCAAGTTCTCTACAAGTGCATAGAGAAAGTAATTAATAATGACCAAAAGGTTGATATACCAGCTATATTAGCCGCTGCTGATCATTTGAATTTGGGCGACAGTATAAATACTCCACAGGAGTTGAAATACATAAAGTCTTTGTTTGATTTTCCAGTTAACAAAGATAATATTTTTAGTTTTGCACTGCAAGTCAAAAAGTTTGAATTTGCACGTAAAATCAAAAAGCTAACCGCCAAGATTCATAAGGATGTAGATGATGTTACCGGATCAGAAACCATTAATGATATCATACAGATCCTAGAGAATCCCGTCACGGAATTTTTACGAGAAGATGACGGCGGGGATACGCCAGAAAAGATAGGAAAGGATATCGCAACTTATGTAGATTTCTTAGAAAATAACAAGTGCGATGTTATTGGTATTCCAACTGGATTTTCCCGTTACGATGAGGCTATCGGTGGAGGATTAAGGAGAAAGTGCGTAGACCTTGTGGCTGCAAGACCAAAAGTTGGCAAAAGCGTATTTGCTGATAATGTAGCATTAAATGTAGCTACCAGAAATGTTCCAGTGTTGATGCTTGATACGGAAATGAGCAAAGAGGACCATCTTAATAGATTGTTATCTGGCATTAGTGGTATACCAATTAATGAAATTGCAACCGGTAAATTTGTTGACGATGATGAAAAAAGGTCTTGCGTTCGCGGGGCTATGGAAATTTTAAGCTCTATACCGTATTCATACATTAGCGTTGCTGGCAAACCATTTGATCAGATTTTGAATCTAATCAAAAGATGGATTGTGCAAGAAGTCAAAACAGATGATACTGGCAAAACTAATGACTGCCTTATCATATATGATTATTTAAAACTAATGTCATCTAGCTCCATTACTAACAATATACAAGAGTATCAAGCACTAGGTTTTCAGATTACATCTCTACATAATCTGTGTGTTAAGTTGGATATTCCATGTCTTTCTTTCGTACAGCTAAATAGAGATGGCATTACAAAAGAAAGCACAGACGCTGTATCTGGTTCCGATAGATTAATCTGGTTATGCACATCTTTTTCCATTTTTAAGATCAAATCTCCAGAAGAATTAGCAGAGGATGGTCCCAATGCTGGTAACAGAAAATTAGTACCCATTGTTTCAAGACACGGTGGCGGATTAGACGATGGTGATTATATCAATATGATTATGCAAGGTTCCCATGCAAAACTAAGAGAGTTAAAAACAAGGAATGAGTTTAAGAATCAGCCAGTTGGCGATACAGGATTAATAGATAAAAATACACTAGATAAGGTAAACGATGGACTTGCAGAAGATCAAGAAGACTCTGAATGAAAATGCAGAGAAGATATTCTCTAAGCTTGGAATGAAGTACGAGGTATTCGGGGATAATATTTATTCAACGTGTCCAGTTCATGAATCTAGCGACAACCCAAGAGCATTCTCATTCTCTGTAAATAAAGGCATCTGGAAATGCTGGACCAGAGATTGTCAGCATCAATATAAAAACGATCTATTTGGCTTGATCCGTGGGGCATTATCCCAATCTCGCGGAGAGGATGTTACCTTTGGAGATGCTCTCAAATGGGCCTGCGACACGATAGAATTGAAAAGATCAACAACAACCAGTACTCCACCACCAAATCAAATAACGGATTTTGAACGCCTTGTGTCCTTTCTAAATCAGAAGGATGAAAAGGTAATACACCGATCTATTATTTTAGAAGAGGGAATACACTATCCATCTAAATATTTTCTAAGCCGTGGATTTGAGGCATCAACATTGAAATATTTTGAAGTTGGAGATTGCACAAACAAGAAGTCCAAAATGTATGATAGATCTATTATACCCATTCATGATGACGAGGGTAAACTGGTTGCTATGATAGGCAGAGCTATCAAAGAGTATAAGTCACCAAAGTTTTTGTTCGATCCAAAGGGTTTTAACAAGGCAGACCTGTTTTATAACTACCACAGAGCTATAAATAAGATAGTAGAAACGCACTCTGTCTTTTTGGTCGAGGGTCAGGGGGATGTATGGAAGCTATATGAAGCTGGCATACATAACGCCTTGGGTCTATTTGGGAAAACCATCAGCAAAGAACAAGAACTAAAGCTGAATAAATTACCCATCACACACATTGTTGTGCTAACAGATAATGACCAAGCGGGCAGAGAATCAAAAATACAAATACAAAGACAGTTTAGCAGATTTTATAAACTAAGCTTCCCAAAGCTAAACAAAAAAGATATTGGCGATATGACAGTTGAACAGATTAAAACATTGATACTACCACAGATAAAAGGGTTATCTCTATGAAGATTATTGGCATAGCTGGCAGAAAGCAAGCTGGCAAGAATACGGTAGCAAATTATATCAATGGTCATGTGCTTAAGCATAAAAACATGATCAATGATTTTGCTATTGATTCCAACGGTATGCTTGTAGTAAACACACAAGATATTACTGGTCAGTCTGGTTTTGGCATTTTTGACGTTACTAGAAAAGATAGTATCTTTGTAGATTATGCAGAAAGAGATTTATGGCCTTACGTCAAAGTTTATCATTTTGCAGACCCTCTTAAAGAAATGGCGGTAGGGTTATTTGGATTAAAACCATCTGAAGTTTATGGAAGCGATGATCAAAAGAATTTAGTAACGAATATTAATTGGGAATCAATGCCAGATTGTCCACCAGATAAAGCTGGGCCGATGACAAATAGAGAGTTCCTAGAACATTTTGGAACTAAGATAGTGCGTAAAATTAAAAGAGACGCTTGGTCAGAATATGCAATAAACAAGGTCGTGGCAGAACAATCAGAAATAGCTATTATACCAGATGTAAGATTTCCCAACGAAGTAGAGTCAATACAAAAGAACGGTGGAGTAGTAATCAGATTGACACGCAATGCTTTTAACAGCAACGCAGAAGCAGAAAAAGCACTAGATAAAGAAAATTTTGATTGGAAGAAGTTCGATTTAGTAATCGACAATCATGCAATGTCATTAACAGATTTGTGTGATTATCTCAAGAACCATTCTCATTTTTGGGGGTATTGATGTTAGTCACATATATTAGATCATCAAGTTACAATAATTACTCGTATTGTCAAATGCAATATTTTATTACCTATGTCCTTGGTCATCAGCCAGACAGCGGTAAGAAAGCGGAGCTTGGTACAATTGTACACAAAGTAATGGAGACTCTAGCAAAATTAAAGAAATATCAACAAGATAATCCAAAAAAGACTAAGTTGATAATTACTGATGAAGCTGTTGGCGAAATTAATATCAAAAAGGCAGACCTCTTCACCGATGATTGCGTAAAGGATATTATACAAAAGAGTTTCAATTTTTATACCTCTGACTCAAAGCACAACTTTACAAAGGGCGATAATGAAAGCTGTGCAGATTTGGTATGGAATACTCTAAGCTATAATGACGGACAATTTGATCCACGATATAGGAACATAGTTGCCGCAGAACCCCATTTCGATATTCCAATTGATGAAGATTGGGCGCATTTTGATTATAAGGTTGGAGATAAAACAATAAAGGGTCAATTGGCTATTAAAGGCACCATAGACCTAGTTACAGAATCCTCAGAGGGCATAATAGAGGTTATAGATTGGAAAACTGGTAGACGGCTGGATTGGGCAACGGGGGAGGAAAAAACATACGAAAAACTATGCTCAGATCCACAGCTATTACTTTATAATTATGCTATATCTAAGCTTTTTCCAGAGTATAAACAGTCGATAATGAGCATCTTTTTTATTAAGGACGGCGGTCCATTTTCTATGTGTTTTGACAGGGATGACGAGAAAAGATTTCTAAATATGCTTAAAAACAAGTTCGAAGATATCAAAAAGAACAATACTCCACAGCCAATCTCTCAGAATCGTGACAACTGGAAATGTACCAAATTATGCCACTATTGTAAGAATAACTGGCCGGGAACCGATACCAATATGTGTATATACATAGAGAATAGCCTCAAATCCAAAGGAATGGATGAGACTATCAAACATTGCACAAAACCCGGATTTGATATTGGGTTTTATTCCGCTCCCGGTTGAGATATATCATGGATAAACTATTAACTATAGGTATGGCTACGTATGATGATTTTGATGGAGTGTTTTTCTCCATCCAAGCACTACGTATGTATCATTCGATATGCAATACAAAATATGTAGAGTTTATTGTATTAGACGGTAATAGTACTAGCCCACACGGAAATGCCTGTAAAACATTTGTCGAAGGTGCTGTGCATGGAAAATATATACCTTACACGGGACAACCTAGTTCCTTCAATAAGTATAAAATAGCTGATTATGCTACTGGTAAATATGTACTAATTATAGATTGTCACGTATTGATAGAAAATCGTGGCATAGATAATCTATTAAACTATTTTCATCAAAATCCTAATTGTAAAAATTTGGTTCAAGGCCCACTAATATATGATGATCTTGTAAATGTAAGCACCCATTTTGATCCAAAGTGGAGCGGTCATATGTATGGCGTTTGGTCTACAAACAAAGAGGCATATGATAAGAATGAGCCTTTTGAAATACCAATGCAGGGCATGGGCTTATTGAGCTTTGAAAAAAGTGCTTGGCAAGGAATCAATCCACATTTTAAGGGGTTTGGTGGAGAAGAAGGATATATAGCTGAAAAATTTAGACGATGGGGAGGGAAGAATATATGCCTACCATCTCTTAAATGGAATCATAGATTTGGTAGACCTAATGGGGTACACTATCCATTAATTCTAGAAGATAGAATTTGGAACTACTTCATTGGTTGGCTAGAAATTACACAAGATCCAGATCATGAAATGGTAAGATCAACATATGATTATTTCAAAGACAAAATTCCACCAAACAGTATCGACAACATCTTGACACTAGCCCTACAACAAACTGGATTAAAATAATGGATATTCTTGAAAACATCAGAGGATTATTTAAGCAACACAAGATTAGAAATATGCAGCTTGATCCTAATGGATCGTGTAATGCCGGATGCTGGTTTTGTCCAGTAAGATATGTTGGTAATCCAGAAGAAGCCAAAAATCAAATGGATCCAGAGTTGCTAGAAAAAATCTTCTACAACATTGTTCAAGAAAGAGATAATAATGGATTGGTAGACCCTGCTTTTAATGGTTTCTATACTTCTCACTACAATGAAGTTCTTTTATATAGACACTTTGAAGATTTACTAAAAGTAGCCAGAAAGTACAAAATGATTTTTATGGTACTTTCTAATGGTACAACTCTGACTCCACAAAAGACTGATCTTATATTAGAGTACCGCGATGTTATATCTGGCATATGCTTAAATGTTCCATGTTTTGAAGATGAACTTTGGTCTAAAAGAGTAAATCTCCCAAAACAACTTTTCCCAAAGCTAATCAGTAATATTCAATACTTTTTAGATACTCATCCCATGATGCTATCTATACAAGTAAATGGCTGGAGTGCAGACAACACATGGCTACAAAAGGGAGAAAATTTTCCTGTAGATTTGTCTGATGATGAAAACGAAAAACAATTTCAATTAGCAAAATCAATGTTTCCAAAAGCTAATGTATTTAAAATGCCACACTTGGTAGATCGTGCTGGTGCTATTGGGGATGTAATAACCAATCTACATGCTATAAAAACATATCATGCAAATAAAAAAGTTGTCGGCTGCTTAAACTCCAGAGAAACCGGTGGAAGACCGGTAGGCTGGATTCATGTTAATGCAAATGGAGAATGCTTTTTGTGCTGCAATGACTATGACATGGAAATAAAGTTTGGTGACTTCAAGACTCAATCTTTAAAAGATTTTTGGGGTAGTGAAGATCATGTAAATAAAATTAAGGAATCTTACGAAGGAATCTGTACAAAGTGCGCTTCCGCACAGTTCGAATAACAGGAGAAAAATATGCCTATTCCATCTAGAAAATCCGGTGAAGATAAAGATGCATTTGTGTCCAGATGCATGGGTAATGAAACCATGAAAAAAGACTATCCAGACCAACAACAGAGAGTAGCTATCTGTATTGGTCAAGCAACAGCAGATTGCGATTGTGTAGAAGCTGCTGATTATGAATTACAGATGGAAGCTGGATATGCAGAAGAACTTACCGAAGATAATTTCTATGTTCCACTAGAAGCAGAATATGAAGACTTTGGCGAAGAAACAGAACAGTGGGATGTAGCCACAGCAAAGCCCGGATTATGGGAAAATATTCGTAAGAAAAGAGAACGAGAAGGTAAGAATTATAAACCAGCAAAGCCGGGAGATCCAGATAGACCAAGCAAAGACGCTTGGAAAAAAGCTCAATCTGACGGCGGCGATGAAATGGCTTTAGAGCAAATCCAAAAGATGCATGATCAGCTTATGGAAATTGTTATGAAGCTTAAAGATATGTCTTTATCGGTTGAATTTCAAGATTGGACAAAAGACATGATTTCTAAGGCTGAAATTTATATACAAAATGTATATGACTTTGTAAAGTATTATGAACCCGGTAAATATGAAGATGAATATACTGGCGATGAAGAAGAACCATCAGATCCAGAGACAGAAGAACCAAAAATGGAAACAGAAGATGGAAGCTATGAATATCAAGATCCACAAACTGGTGAAATTTATACATATAGACGCAAGGGATATTATGAAAAGAACGGACGAGTTCTTATGTATATGGGACAAGCGGTTGAATATCAAGGACGCAAAGTGACATTGAATAAACCATTTAGAACATCAAATGGTCCAAAGAAGTTTGCAGTATACGTCAAGAACGAAAGTGGCAATGTTGTTATTGTAAGATTTGGTGACCCAAATATGAAGATAAAGAAGAATATTCCAGAGCGACGAAAGAGCTTTAGGGCTAGACACAACTGTGATAATCCGGGTCCAAAGTGGAAAGCTAGGTATTGGGCCTGTAAGAGTTGGTAATAATTTGTGTGCGATGGGGGGAAATTGAGTA